GGGTTCTCCCCATGCATTCGCCGCAAGTGCCAGCCGAGTTGGCTCGCCGTTTTCTTTCCGTAGCGGGCCGGATGGATTGGTGTAGAACCGGGTCAGGAACGATCCCTTGCGCCGCATCTTCTCAGGCGTGTCTGCCGCGCCCTTGACGCCAGGCTTTAGATCTGCGCCTTCCTTTCGCTTGAAGTAGGCTCGACCAGCAGCAGTCAGCCCACCCTCAGGGTCTTTGAGCTTGCTCATTCGTACCACTCCAACGCGAGATGCCCAGCGTGATCAGTGCCGTTGGTATTGCTCAGACGCACCAGGTAGTTGGTCAGCGGCTTGAGGACGTACTCCAAACTGCCTGAACCGCCACCACCGGCTTTCTTGCCGACACCGCCAGCCAAGAACTGCGCATCTATCAGTGTGCCGGTGGTGTTGACTGTCGGGTTGATCGCCATCGCCACGTTGCTGGATGTGGTGTAGTTGCGATTGCGGTTGACCGGCGTGAACAGCGTGCCACCCGTTGTCGTCGCGCCCTCGTAGATGTACAGCTCACCGTCGCCGGCTAGCACTGCGTCGACGGACAGATGCGGCCTGACACCAGCAGCAGCAGCCAGCACGATGTTGCAACTGGTGCCAGCTATCAGTGGGGATGACAGCGGGTAGATCTTCCATGCGATCCAGGACCGACCATCGTGATTGCGCTGATGATTGACGTCAACCATCACCAACGGCGAGTCGGTGCCCACCAGTTCACCGGCACCGCTCTCGCTGCGCTGCACCAGCGAGACGAATCTCGACTTGGTGGTCAGCGATTCATAGTCGATGTTCGTTGCCACGTCACTTCTTCATCTGCGCAGCACGCATGTTGTCGACCAGATTCGGATACTTGCGACCGGCCTTTTGAGCCATCATCTTCGCAGCCTTCTTCTGGAGGGCGGTCAGTTTCTCAGGCTCACCCAGCTTCTTGGGCCGATCCTTTTCCCAGACCTCTTTCATTTCTTCTTGCTCATGCCGGCTTCAGACATGGCAATGGCCACGGCCTGCTTCTGGCTGGTGACCTTCTCGCCGCTGCTGGACTTCAGCTTGCCGGCCTTGTACTCGCGCATGACTTTGCCGACCTTGCGCTGCATCTTCTGCTTTGCATCCATCACACGCCACCTCCAAGTTTGTTGGGCTGCACGCCGAGTTCATCCGGGCGCTCGGCCGACAGTAGCATGCGCAGGCCACCACCGCGGCGGGCGCGGGTGGACGCCATCGAGCGTGCGGCCAGCTCCGTGCGCTCACGGGCCTGCTCGGCCTCCTGGCGCTTGAGCTGCTCATCTTGCTTGCGCATCTGCGCTTCCTGGGCCGAGGTATCAGGCCCGCCACCGAACAGTCCAGACATCTATGTCCTCGCCATCATCCAGTAATCCATCTTGTCAGGCCCATAGCTGAACATGACTCCTTCGTCTGACAGGCCCAGGCTTTCTGCCCAGCGATGAGCCCGCAAGTCGTCGCATCGTACGGTCGCTTGAATGCGGTGCAGATTGCCTGCTATCACACGATGCAGGACGAACATTCTGCCAGCCTTGGTCATCACGATCGGATACTTGCGGGCACGCTCTTCGCACAGCATCCAGATCTGCTCGACACCATGCCAGATCTTGATTGAGCCGAAGATGGCCACCGGACGATCATGCAGCACAGCAGTGATTGCATCGCCATTCGCTGCCTGCCACTTCAACATCTGCTTGATGGGCGTGACCTGGCTGACAGCCTGGACGTTCTGCGCCTTGATGTCCATCATCAGGTAGTGGCTGGGATCAAAGGGCAACCAGCGAAGACCGTCCATCTTAGGCAGGCCGGCAAGCAGATCATGCAAAGACATCGAAGTCCCCTGTGACGACAGTCTGAGCGATGAACGGCACGGCAGATGACTTGTTCTGTGGCCGGATCATGCGGTTGTACTCGCCGCCACCCAGCATCAGATAGCCGAATGAGTCACCGATGTGGGAGTGCTCGTTCTTGTTGGGCGCATCCCGGAAGCGTTCGTGGCCAGCACCGATCGCCACACGCTTGAAGTGGTAGCCACCAGCAAGGGCCTTGCGCAGCAGCTTGCACTCGCGGTTGACGATCAGGCCTGGCTTGCCGCCGATCAGGCGCTGCATTGGTGCGGCAGCGGACTCCCGGCGCACCTTGAAGTCGTTGCTGGGCGTGGGCTGGGCTTTCAGCCCCAGGCTGCGCAGATGGTCAAAGGCCGTCACCTCATAGATCGCATCCCGCGCCATGCCGGCAGGGTCACCCCACAGCATGATCGGATGCTGCGGGTATCGCTGGTTCAGCTCGGCCAGCAGCTGCTGCGCGAACCGCTCGAGACCCATGTCGAAGGTGACGATCTCATGCAGGACGATCCATCGACCATTGGGCAGACGCTGCCCGATCGTTGCGGCAGGTGTCAGACCGAAGTCCAGGCCGACCTGAATCGGCACACCAAGCTCGACCATGACGTCACCGCTCATGGTGGAGTCATCGTATTCTGGCCAGACTGGTCTACCTTCCTGGACGTAGGTGTACTCGCCACCAGCGTAGCAGCGGATCCAATCCAGGTTCTTGCCGCCCAGCATCTGGAGGTAGTACCCGGCAGGCAGGTTGTTGAGGTTCTCTGCCTTGGGATTGATCTTCCACCACTTGCCGCCAGCCAGGATGTGGTCATTGGCTTCCGGGTTCTCGGGCAGGTCATCGCCAGAGACAGGGACAACGCCACCGGGTTGCTTGTAGAACTTCCAGGCGAACTGGCCTGTCAGCTTCTCGACTTCTGCCAGGCGATACCACCAATGGTCATCGTCCATCGGGTTGGTATCCATCCAGATGCCAGACCATGTGGCACCACCGTCACGCTTCGTCGGGTAGCGGCCGACGCGATGGGTCAGGCCGTCAATGACTGCTTTGGGCAGCTCTCGCGCCTCATTGACCCATGCGCCTGTAAGTTCCAGCGACAGCAGCTTGCGGACGTCTTTGGGCTGGTCAAGGGCCAGGAAGATGACTTCGCAGTCGATGCCGGCGGCGTCACCGCGGGCGGGCAGACGGATGTGATGGGTGATGGGAGGCGTCCACAGCAGCGGACCGAAGGTGGCCTCGGGGAACAGATCCAGCCACGTCTTGATGGTGGTGGTCTTCAGCATCGGGTAGCTGTTGCGCACGATGGCGAAACGGCTGTAGCGGATGCCATCAACGGGTGACGGCTTCTGCTTGACAGCACGCATCATCACCTCGGCGCAACAGGCGTAGGACTTGCCTGAGCCCACAGGCCCCATCATGCCGCGGACGAACCCATCATCTTGCAGGAACTTCCAGACGGTGGGTGACTTGCGGAAGTCCAGATTCAGAGCGGCGGTGGCCAGCTCTTTCTGCGAGGCCTCTTTGGTCTTCATCGTAGTTGCATGGCCATCATGCCCATTGCGGAGGTTGGTTCCTTCCATCCCTCGTCAGAAAGTATGCGCTGGATGGCTCGACGGCTGACACCGTAGCGTCTGGCCAGTTCAGTCTGTGAGACGCCATCTGTGTTGCGGATGGTACGCACATCATCTCGAGTCAGCTTTGACTTCGACTGCACAGCCCGCAGTTGCTTGACCTTCCAGTTCAGCGTCTTGGTCGACGCCCTCAGATTCCGATCGGCAAGAGCCACCTTCGTCGTCACCGCAACGTGCTTCGGGTTCACGCACATACGGTTTCCACATTTCATGTAGGCGACCCTGCCAGTGACGTTCATGCCCAGGCGTATAGCCATCAACCGAACGACGGTGGAGCCCTTTCCTCCGGTGGAGGTGCAGGGAGTTCCGTTGTTGCAGTACCCGGTCCATAGCCAGCAGTCACCTTCCTCGACCGACTTTTCTCGTACTACATCCAGGATGTTTCTCAAGTCTCTTTCCTTCCAGATAGCGCATGAAGTCCACCAGGTGTTGCTTCTCCTGGGGCAGGATGAACACCTCGACACGCATCAGGCCTTTGGCGGCTCTGCGCTCACGCAGCGCACGCACCCTGTCGGTGGACGTCATTTCTCTTCTACGTCAACGACATCCGGTGACAGGACGTTGATGCCCAGCACGGATGGCTTTTCGTTTTCCTGCGGAGCGTCCAGCAGACCGGAGGCTTTGGCCAGCAGACGCAGCACACCCACCTTGTCGTACAGCTCGATATCCAGCGTGCGAGTGATGTTGCCTTCCTTGTCAGCGCGCTCGTTGACCTTCACCGACTTGATGGCTTGCAGCGCATGCTCAGGGATCTGATCAGACGGCTTGACCTGGATGTTGCCCTGCTTGTCCCAGGTCATGATGTCCGTGATCTTGGTGTTGGCCATACACAACAGTGTGTAGGCCACAGCCTCTCTGTTGTGGATGATGGTCTGCGACCGCTCCAGCTTCTTGGACACAGAGCGAATGCCACCCCATCCTTCCAGGGACGGGATGGCTTTGGAGACGGGAGTGCGAGCCATCAGAACGGAACGTCGTCTTCGTCTTCCACCGGCCGACGCTTCGCAGGAGCAGGCTTGGCAACGGCTTGGTCTTTGGGAGAGAACTTCATGCTCATGTACTTGCGGCCAGAAGATGACTCTTGAATCCACGCAGCCATGCGGTAGACGGTGCCGTCGATCATGCAGTCACCCGTGTAGTCCGGGCCACGCTCGTTCTTCTTGTCGACCTCCTTGAACAGCAGGCCGCTGAAGTCTTTCATCTCATAGGGCATGGTGCCTCCTGGTGTTGGACAGGCCTGGATTGTATAGTGTTCCCGGCAACAAAGGGAACCAAGATGAAGCCATTGGACGGATACGAGACGCTGTACCGCAAAGTCGGCCGGAAGTACGAGGCGATCGGCACGGCGCGGGACATGCACCACCGCTACGAACACTTGCTGAAGGCTGGGCAGTGGCGCATGGAGTACTGCCCGAGAGACGGGCGAGGTAGGTACTGGTACGACGTCAAGCCCGACACCGCATCGTTCTGCGCAGCAGCCATGCTGGCAGAAGACGCGATGCTGGAGGCAATGGACAAGGCCAAACTGGCCAAGATCGAAGAGCCAGCCAAGAAGTTCACCATGCGCCAGCGCAAGGCGATCTCCCAGGGCCAGAAGATCCTGGCAGATGTCGGACTGCTGGCACCGCAGTGGTGGACACACAGGTCAGCCTACGAGATTGCCCAGGCTGGACTCAATGCCGTCAGGGAGTACAAGGCATGAGCACATTGAGACAGGCAGCTCAGCAGGCGCTGGAAGCATTGGAGCAAGACAACCCGGCAGGACGTAGCGCAACCATCATTGCCCTCCGCGACGCACTCGCGCAGCAGGAGCATCCTGAGCCCCCACCCGAAGCACAGACACAAGCCGAGAAGATCGCCTACTGCGCCGGCTGGTGGGATGCAATGGCAGCGAAAAGTGACGATGCCATCAAGAACTACCAGGAGATGAAGTGAATGAGCTGGCTCTTTTCGCGGGCGCTGGTGGAGGCATTCTCGGAGGACACCTGCTTGGATGGCGCACTGTCTGCGCCGTCGAGTGGGAGCCCTACGCCGCAAGCGTACTTGCCGCCCGACAGAATGACGGCCTTCTCCCGCCCTTTCCGATTTGGGATGACGTTCAGTCCTTTGACGGCCGACCGTGGCGAGGAATTGTTGACGTCGTATCTGGCGGTTTTCCGTGCCAGGACATCAGCGTTGCAGGCAAGGGAGCCGGCATCGACGGAGCCCGCAGCGGGATGTGGGGACACATGGCGCGGATCATTGGCGAGGTTCGACCCCGATACGTCTTCGTGGAAAACAGCCCAGCACTCCGTACTCGGGGACTCGGACGAGTCCTTGCTGACCTGGCCGCGCTCGGGTATGACTGCCGGTGGACAGTGCTGGGAGCTGCCGACGTTGGGGCGCCGCACCAGCGAAACAGGTTTTGGCTTGTGGCCCACGCCGACAGTCTGCGGGAACTACAACCGCAAGGGCCTAAGCGACAAAAGCGGGGACGGTCTGGCGACTGCTGTGATGAAGTGCGCGACACCGACAGCCCGCGATTGGAAGTCAGGCAAGGCCAGCGACGTCACGATGGAGCGCAACTCCAGGCCATTGAGCGAGCAGATTGGTGGCAGTCTGAACCCGACGTGGGTCGAGTGGCTGATGGGGTGGCCGCTCGGGTGGACCGACTTAAAGCCATTGGCAACGGACAAGTCCCCCTGTGCGCAGCCACAGCATGGAACATCCTGACTCATCGTTCTGCATGAGTCCATGCAAAAGATGCATAGGCACATCCGCTCACATGGATGTACCATCAGGGGTACGGGGCCATAACCCAGCCCGGACGCAGGCGGTCTGCTAGCCAAGTCCATAAACGTGCCGAGTCCTCAGCACCCTCTAGTAGCCGAAAGGCGAACGGGAGCAACCCAGGGGAGCCAGCATCTGACACATGCTGGTCAGGCTAGATAAACGATGAGCAGCACTCCCAGGAGTGAAAAACCCACACCCCCCCGTGGGTTTCCTGCTATGGAATGCCTAGACACAGCCT